CTGGAAGGTTATCTTCAAATTTTAGATACCAGTTAGTCTGGTTAATTTGGTGTATTGGCATATCGCTACTGAATGCCTGGTAGTGAACGTATGTTGCGTAAGCTTTATCTCCTTCTTTTCTACTCATGATAAATATTCCTCCAATGGATCTGTGATTTGATTTCTTTTAATTTGTTCTGCTAACTTGCAGATTATTCTTTGACTAACTTCTGGTGTGAAAACCATTACATCTCCAAACAAAGCCAACATATCTAAGGACCTACCGTCAATATCTGGAAGCTTATCCCAGTCATTTTTCAGCATCATCCATTCGAGATTTTCTTGATACATATTTTTTTCAGTTTCCATCTCCATTGCTAACTTTGCTGCTTCTGACAGCTGATTAGCTGGAGTGTTAGGAAATTTAATAACTTTATTTGACATCATAAATCGCTTTCGTTGCTGCTATTCTGTTAGCTTCAACTCTTTTGATAGCTTCTCTACGTCTAGCTAATGCTAACTCTTCTTCATCAGGCTCAAGTTCAGGCTCATCTTTAGGATAATTAGTTTTATGTTCAGATCGTAAAGCATCGTGCATTCTTGTATTTGCATCAGGTAATTTTATCTCCATCTGGTGTCGTTCTAAATCAACCTTCTGCATTAACTCCGCTTGATACAAATAGTTAGCTGCATCATCGTAAGTATCTTGTTTAAATTTTTGATTGGTCCTAATAAGTTTTGCAGCTACATACATATTAGCAACCATGTGACCTGGAATATCCGTCTCTAAACCTAATAGAGCGGACCATGCTTTACCGATATAATTCATATTGGTAGAGAATGATCCATACTCTAATTCTTTTTCTTGACGGATCTGTTTAAGCTTTTCGTTTGACATTTTTATCTTTGCTATCTGCATGAGCAGTAAAGGCAGCGTTAATAAAATACGAAGCAGTCTTTGCAAGACTTTGAGGCATTTCAAACTGTTCATCTGATAATGTTCTCAGCTTTTTATAAGTGTCCATGCTCAAGGCTATAGATTTATATTTATCCGTGTCCATGATTACTCCAAGTTAGCTGGATCAAATGATGTATCAGCTTGGTTAAGTTCCAATTCCTCTACACGGTGCATCCAGTAGTAGGTGCTTCCTTTTGGAAGTTTTCCAGAACCAGTTGCTTCAGCTTTGTAAGCACCAACTCTATATTTTTTTCCATCAGGTAAAGTTATTGTTCCTTTAAGGTCATAACTTTTTGGGTTCTCTTTGTTGATATTTGGAAATACCACTCCAAGAGATTTTCGTTCTTTAGTTTGATCATCCATTTTGGATAACTCCTTTAGTCTCTAGGTTTTTTTTGATTTGGTTAAACTTCTCTAAGAACAGTTGCCAAGCATAAGCATCTTGTTGCTTAACCTTTTGCATAAGTTCTTTGTTAGTTGATAACCATTCATTGTAAGCACCGAGATGAGAGACTTTATCAAGCTCAGTTAGCGCTTCTGTTAGTCTCTGGTCCGATTGTACTATCGCTCCAGATACTTCTTCAGCAGAAGCTATCTTGTCATTGGTTAAGCCAAGCATTGCTAAAGCTCTTCCAACAGCAGATGTTTCAGCGTTTTCCAACGCAGAAGTTTGATTGATACGACTAGCAGCTCTAAGCTCCTCAGCTAGTCCAGTAGATACAAGCTTGTTGTCTATAAAGACTTGAGCTTTAACAATAACTTTTTTATCATCTTGAAATTCAAGCGTTGATGCTATTGTTGCTGCTGTACCTAGATTTCTTCTTAATATTCCAATACGTAATGCTACTGTAGCGTAGTCATTCGAATGAATTTTTATAGTCTGACCATTTAAACTCTTCTTAAAGTCGTTGATGGTAGAGACTAATTTATCAGCTGACATATATAATAACCTCCTATGATTAGTGTTGTGTAGTTGATGAGTTGCGGAGACATTATGTATTGCTCCAAATCTTTTTAGCTCTAGCCAGGTGTTTAGATCCAATATTCCAATAGAATTGATGGTCAAATCCAGGCTCAACATCTTTAGCTATTTCAGCTAAGATCATGTCAGGCTCTTCAAGATCTATATATCTAGCAAGAAGTCGTTCTTTACGAATACAATTTCTAACAAGCTGCTCGTAATAATTATTTAAATTTTGTAATTCTAAATCCGCACAATTTTTTTCGGTAAAGACCATGTGATCATCTGCAGTTAGATAAATAAGATAAGGATAAATGTTCTTATTTAATTTTCTTAGGCTGAAACAATAAAAAGCCAACTGCTGCAAATGATTTACTAATGGAGTAGACGGAATTTTAGCCGAAGCAAAAGACCTAGTTCCGTCTTTTCTTACTCTACCTGGTCGTTGCCAACTGGTTTTCAATTCACAGACCGAAAGAAACGGAGCATCGCTAGATATGAAAGATTGCGATGACGCTGCACCAGATTGCTCTGATACATTAAAATCTGTAAAGTGAACGTCAGTTCTACCAACTATAGGTAAAGAAAGTCTGTGATCGATATGATTGATGCTATCTTCTGCAACAACCTTTTCTGATTTAAGGATATTTAGTTTTTCAAAAGCTATAAATCCTTGTTGAATAGTTTGAGGTATAGTTTCTTGGAAGTGTTCTTTTTTTTCTCTGTCTTTATCGTTGACAGGAATATACTCCATAAATTTTTCCATTGCTTTTGCAATAGCTTCTTCTTTAGAAAGTTTTGTATTTTTATGTGGTGCAAGTTTTCTTTGATTAGGATTAAAGGACCAGATGTCATCGGAGTAATGGAATTGAATTGCGTCATTGCAAGCCACACCTGCCGCCATGTTAGCGTTACCTTCAAATTCTCTTCTTTGTTCTTGAGTAGAAAATAAATATCTAAAAGCATAAATACCTTCTGGCATTGAGCTTGAAGTGGGGGAGTGATGGTTAATTTTTAGGAGTTCATTTAATTTTTGAAAACCGTCTAATTTTAATTCCTCTAAAGGATCTATAAGTTTTGTTTTTAATATCATGGAGCTGTGATACTCCGACAAAAACTTTTATTAAATGTGAGGTTGGTTAGTTTGGTTTAGTTACTTACTTACTTGAGATCTTTTTCTTTTTGGAGTTTCGGCTGTTTCGTCTGTTTCAGCCTCTTGGAACATCGTTTGTTTTAACCAATATATGACAGATGCTCGTTGATAAAGAATACAGTTACCATCTTTTAAAAACATTGGACCTCTTAATTTTCCTTCATCTCTGCTACAAGTTCTTAGGTGTTCTAGCATTCCTTTATCTAATCCAAATTCCGTTTCGACTACTGCTGGTCTTATAAAACCTTTTAATTGTTGAGGAGAGTAATCTTTAATAATCATTAGTGTGGAAAGTCCTCATCATCAGGACCTGGATTGTCCATGTTTTCTTTAAGTCGATCGTAAGCTCTTTCAATAATTCTATTTTCTTTATCGCTTAAATCCGCTTTTATTTGTTTAACCTTATTTTGAATAGCTGTTCTTCTTTCAAGTTTTGCAGATCCATAAGCAGCTGTACTAATAACTGATTGTAATTCTTTATCTGCATCAATAAATGCTTTTAATTTTTGATGGTTCATTTGATCAACATAATCATCTACATCATCTGATAAGATTTCTTTTTCAGCTTTATCCTGGAGTACAGATTTCATTTGAACATTTTTAAAAATTCTTAATGCTTTAGTTTCTTGATTACGACTTGCAGTATAAATTTCATCGTAAGCTTTTTGTATTTCTTGTTTGATTGGATCAAAAACTTTTGTAGCATCCATCATTGCAACAACTGGTGCAACAAATGTTGGTTCAATACCTTCAATAACTTTCATTTGATCTTCAACAAAAGAAATAACATGATCAAAAGAATGCATATCTTCATCAGGCTCAATACCTTCAACATTAAATGCTAATGGATCTATTGTATGTAAATCAACTGTTCTACCATCTTTATTTTTTTTATAGATACCAATAAAATATCTATTTCTAATATCACTATCTGATAAATTTTTTAGTTGTGTTCCAACTATGACCATTTGATCTTCTAAAACTATTGGCTCATTTGAATTATAATAAAAAGCTACTTGATTATGTAAACTAGAATTTGGACTATCAATTCTTATTGCTTTAACATCTGGTCTATAAATTTCTCTTGGACACTCAATAGTTCCTAAATCTTTTGCAGTTATTTCAGACGCATAAATTGAAAGTCTATTCATCATTTGCATTTCATGAGTATCAGTTGAACCCCACATCGGAATAGTTAAGTCGTTAAATAAAATTTTTGCTGGATCACAACCTAAAACTTTTGCATATTTAATTGCAGCATCTCTAGATATTTCTAACGTACCATTCAAGTGTCTCCACAAAGTAGTTTTATCTACTTCAGCAGCATAAGCTAAATCTTTTTGTTTAATATCACTTTCAAACATTAATTTTGCCAATAAGTTTTTTGGTTCTACAATGTCATAAATTCCATATTGATTATTTTTATATAAACCTAAATTTAAAATAGTTTTATTTTTGCTAGGCTTGTTTAATAAATTCATCAATGATTTTTGCCACTCATCATTAAATAATTTCGATAAAGTTAGGCTAATTCTTGACGCTAATTTGACAGCAGAAGAATAAACTTCATCTGATGGACCAGTAATTATTTTTTTAATTGTTGAAGATATTTTTTTAGTTCCTTTTGCATAATTACCAAGTTTAGTAACATGACTTATCGTTTCTTTTCTTTGATCAAGAAAAAATTCAAAAGTAACTTTTGCTTCAACAGCATCTTTTAATAATTTCATTTCGATTACAGGAGTGTTTCTTGTTTTGTGATATGTAGAATGAAGCTGTCTAGTCGTTACGGTGCTAGGTAATTGAGGCTCGTAATACTCATTTAATTTCATACATTGTCTTATATGTAAATCATTGCGAGTTTGCAACTTTAATTTGTGGATAAGCAAGTTTTTCCTTGTTTATCTATTTCCAGCATATAATGAGGTTTTTATGGTTAAAAAGGTCTATTTTAAAGGAGTTAAATTCTCTGGATATAGCAACTGGCATAGACAGCAGCATA